ATTTACGAAGGCACATTAATTAAGCAATACTTGACAGTTGGTAGTAACGTTCCTGAAGTTATTTTGGATAACGTAGGAATTGATGTTTCTACTATTAGAGTAAACGTATACGATAGTTCAACTTCAACTACATTTAACATTTACACAATGTCAGAAAATATTCTGACACTGAGTCCAGCATCCCAAGTATTTTTTGTTACTGAAGTAGAAGACGAAAATTATAAGGTTAGTTTTGGCGATGGCATCTTAGGTAAAAATTTAACACCAGGACAATATGTAGAAGTTACGTATATGGTAACTGCTGGAGAAGTAACAAATTCAGCAAGAGTGTTTACATTTAATGGAATTGTGGAGGATGAGAATGGGGTTATTTTTGGCATCAATAATGTATCAGTAACGGTTAATTCTGCTTCTTATGGAGGAGCATCTATTGAAACAGTTGATTCTATAAAGAGAAACGCCCCATCTTTATTTGGAACACAAAATAGAGCAGTAACTTCAGCTGATTACGAAGCAATTTGCAGAAGAATTTATCCTTCTATAGCAGATGTATATTCATTTGGCGGTGAACAATCAAACCCACCAGAGTATGGCAAAGTAAAAATAGTTATCAAACCATCAAATGCCGCGTTTTTGACAAGTTTTACGAAAAGACAAATTCAAAATGAAATAAAGAAATTTTCAGTTGGTTCGGTAACTCCAGAAATTATAGACCCTTCAATTTTATACATTGAATTGAAAAGTAAAATATATTTTCAATCATCACTTACCAATAAAAAACCAGATGCTATTCGTTCAGCGATTATCAAAAACGTAGAAAGTTATCTTAAAAATTCAGATACAGAAAAGTTTGGGGGTAAATTTAGATATAGCAGATTAGTAAGTGCTATAGATAGTACCGATAAATCTGTTCGTTCTAATTTGACCCAGGTTATTATGAGAAAGGATTTTTATCCTTCGTTAAATAATAAAGCATATTACGAACTTTGTTTTAATAATCCGTTTGATTATGATAATGATGAATTAGCTTTAACGAGCAGTGGATTTGTAGTTCAGGAATATCCAAATTTTACTAGTTATATTGAAGATCGCGATGGCAAAATTGTTCTTTATAGATTGGATTCTCAAACTGGAACTAAAATAATTTTAAATTCTAATATAGGTAATATTAATTATGTTACTGGGGAAATAGAAATGTTTGATGTAACTATCATTAAAGGATCATTTGATGATAATAGAATTGAAGTGAGATTAAGACCTCAATTTAATGATATCATTGCAATACGTGAAATGTTTCTAGATGTTGATATTGCTAAAAGCACGTTCACAATCATTCAAGAGTAACAAGTAAATGGCAGGAAAAGTAAGAAGTTTCTCTACTTTAGTTGAGAATCAACTTCCAGAGTTTATCTCTTCAGATTATCCAAATTTTGTTAAGTTCGTAAAGAAATATTACGAACAGCAAGAAACTTCTGGACAGCCATTAGATCTTATTAATCATATTACAAAGTATCAAGATATCGATACTTATGAAAAAAATATACTGAAAGAAAATACTACTTTAGTTTCTTTGGTGGAAACTAGAAATAGTAGTAATGTAATTACGGAAATTGTTATTAACTTGCTCGACGGTTCTTCTTTTCCGAAAAAGAACGGTTATTTGATGATTGATGAAGAAGTAATATTTTACCAGACAAGACAAGGAAATGCTCTTAGAAATTGCTATCGAAACGTAAGTGCTACTACTAAATTAGGAGATTTATACAACGAATTAGAATACAAAGCAGTACCATATTCCGAAGTTGGTAGAGGATCATCAGGGCAGACTGTATCGGGTCCGATTTACCTTGCTGGCACGATAGTATCAAATATTAGTAATTTATTCTTATATGCGTTTGTTAGAAATTTTGAAACGCAATATCTTGCTTCTTTCCCAGAAGAAAGTTTAAAACCAACGGTTGATAAGAAAACTCTTATCAAGAATATTAAACAGTTTTATCAAGCTAAAGGAACCGAGCAATCAATTAAATTTATTTTTAATTCTATTGTAGCAGAAGAACCAGATGATGTTCCTACAGTATATTATCCGAAAGATTACACCTTTAAATCATCTAATGGTGAGTGGATAAACAAATATGCTTTAAAAGTTAAAGTTATTTCTGGTAATATTTCGAATATTATCGGGCAAAAGATTATTCAATCTCCAGATGACTTAGATCCTTACGCAATTAAGTCATTTGCTGTTGTAGACAATGTAATTGACTTGGGTAATCAATTCTATGAGGTTATATTAGCCCAAGAAACTTTAGTCGGTGAATTTAAAGTAGCTGCCGAGACAAAATTAACAAAACCACTTACTTTATTGGATACTACTGACAGTGTTATTAATGTATTTTCTACTACTGGATGGGATTCTTCGTCAGGTAAAATTTTAATCAATAATGAAGAGATTACATACAAATCAAGAAATATAAATCAATTTGTTATTGAGAGTAGAGGAAATATTCCGGCAGCATATTCAGCAGGAACTAAAGTATATAACTATACTGCTGTAGAGGCACAATATCCAGATTCTAATGGATTTTTACAGTCAGTTAAGTTAATTGTTCTAGGAGTTGTTTATAATTTAGATGTATTAAATTCATCACCATATTCTTTACTTGGAGATTCTATTCAAGTATCAAAAACAGGATTTGAAACTAGAGATACAATAGTATATGATAAATTTACAGGAAACCCTCGATGGAAAATTAATCAATCTCTATCCAATCCATCATCTTCATTAATTCCCTCAACATATTTAAATAAAATAAGCAAATTAAATTCTGATGTGTCTGCACTTTACGAAGACGACCAGTATTATTATATTGCTTCATCTGGATTTCCATCTCACGATTTTGGTAAGAGTTCCTGGAACAAATTATTAGAAGATCAAAAGTTTTTAAAAATCATTAATAAAATTACATCTGTTAGCACAGAAATTACTTCAACATCAACTCGTGATGTGGGTATTGCTGTAAATGGAATTCCTTTCTACAGTTATAAAGATTATACTAAAATTGGTGTAGTAGATAATGATGTAATTTTTGGTGGCGTAACGGAAATTACTTTAACCGGAAAAGGAAAAGGATATTTAGATCCTCCATATGTTATTGTTGAAGAAAAAATAGGAGTTGAAGCAGCAAAAGCAAGAGCAGTATTGTCGGGAGAAGTTGTTGACCATATAATTGTTGAATCTGGAGGAATTGGTTATTTTCCGCCAGAACCAACAGTTACTATCACTTCTGGACGTAACGGAGCAGCTACAGCAGTTGTGACTTTAGGAAAAATTACGAGTTTAAAATTAACTAATCCTGGAGAATATTATTCAACAGCTCCAGAAGTTTTAATTATTGATAGACTTGGAAAAGGTAAATTTGCTAGGTATAGATCTACAATTTCAAATGATGGAAAAATTACTGGATTTATTAAAGAAGATGAAGGTAAGTTTTACACTCAAGAAAATGTAGAAGTTAAAATTATTCCAGTAGGAAGCGGGGCAACTGCTATAGCAGCAGTTAAGAGATGGAAAAAGAATAGATATGTAAATATCAATAATCAATTAGATTCTAATAATGGATATTTCTTTGAAAATATCAATCCTGCTCTTGGATATGGATACGCATATTTGGCAAATCCAAAAGCACTTAGAATTTCTTTGGGTGATAACTTAGAAACAGATGGTTCTACTTCAACAGTATTACAGCATTCAAAAATTTTAGGATATGCTTATGATGGTAATCCAATTTACGGTCCATATGGATATACCGATCCTAAAAATAATACCACCGAAATTGTACGGATGGTCAGTAGTTATCAACTAAAAGATAACAGAATCAGTGGACCACCAATTACGACATATTCTTTAGGATACTTTATTCAAGATTATCAATATAATCATCGTTCAGGAACTTTAGATGAAAATAACGGAAGATTTTGTGTAACACCAGAATATCCAGACGGCGTATATGCTTATTTTTTAACAGTAAATTCTAACGACCTCCCCGTATTTCCTTATATTGTAGGAGCAAATTTTTATTCAATTCCAACAGACTCCAATTATAGTAAAAATATTTCTCAGAATGACCTACCAAAAATAGTAAGTAGATTAAGAACAGACGATATTCCTGACAATGGAAAAGAAGAATCATTTTTTATTGATGAAATTAATTCCGGTTCAGTATCTTCACTAGATGTTTTTAATAGTCATGATAATTTTTCAGTTGGAAGTTTAGTAGAAGTAGATAATTCAGAAACTTCTGGCACTGGTATTGTAGCAAAAGTATCTTCCGTAAAAGGAAAATCAGTTACATCTATAGAAAATAGACAAATTAAAGCAATTCAGTTGCAAATTGAAAATACTGCATATTTGTTCAAAGATGATATTTTATATCAGCAAAATAGTAATGCAAGTGGACAAATTATTGGTGATGTTTTTGATGGTAATAATATTGTATTGAGAAATATCAGTGGTACTTTCAATCTAATTGATACACTATACTCTTCAATTTCAGTTGTTAATTTAATCGTTGATAAATCTTCTAATTTTACATCTAATTCTATTCTAAAGTTAACTAACGGAAAGCAGACTATTATTAGTAATGTTGTAAGCAATATATTAAATGTTTCTTCAAACCCATTTGTAAACGAAGAACCTATTGTTTTTGGAAATACATTTTCTGGAATTATTGCTGATACCATTTATTATGTTAGAAACCGAACTATTAATTCATTCCAAATTTCTGCTACTCCAACTGGTTCTCTGATATCATTAACAGATACAAGTGACCCAAGTTCTATTGCTGTTAGTGAAAAATCTCGCGCTATTATTTTAGAAACCACCGAAGATAAAAATAATATTAAATGTAAAGTAACACAAGGAGAATTTATAGTAGATAGCAACTACTTTCTTATTAGTTCGACTAGAACTGATACCATTGGAGTGAGAATTTCTCAAATAAATCAATTAAGCACAAATATTAAAATTTTTAAGTTAAATGATAATATAGCTATTGCGTCTACTACCACTCCTCACAATTTAGCACAAGGTGATTTAGTAAATGTAAGTATTTTTCCAAATGATGCTACAACTACTACAACATATTATGTGAGAAAAAGAATTTATCAAAAAGTAAAATTAAATTCTCCTTCTTTTAACACCAATATTTTTGATACTGGTGTTGGAAGATTAACGGTTTTAAACAGTGGTGCTGATTATGCCAATGGAGCGAGTCAGACATATACTAATGTAGAAGTTATTTTTTCCGACCAAACTAAGTGTAGAGATGCCGAAGGTAGAATAGTAGGTTCATCAAATTCAGCAGCAACATTGGGAAATATTGGTGGTTCTAGTAATGCTAGAGCTACAGTTACTGTCTCTTCTGGATTAGTATCTAATGTTGTTATTACTTCAAAGGGAGTGGGATACAAAAAAGGAGATTCGGTAACTTTTTCTAGTTCTTCTTTACAACGCATTTCAAATTCAATTAGTACTAGATTTTTTGTTGCCGATGTAGACCACGTTGGATTTTCTTTTTCAGAAACAACTCTAAAAGTAAATAAAGTTGAAGGATTATCTGAAAATGATTTAATAAAAATTGGTAGCGAAATTTTAAAAGTTACTGCGATTAATTTTAATAATAATTCTATAACAGTAGCAAGATCACAAGAATCTACTGCAGCAGTAGATCATTACAACACACAACCAGTTTCGTTATATAAATTAAAATATAATTTAGCAAATCAATACCAAATTGGAACTAGTTTAGGTTCGGGAATAGTACAAAATTATGATGCTAATAATCAGTTATTAACTCTTGTTTATGATCTATTTGCTTCTCTAGAAACTATTCAACGAGTTAATTTAAATTATACTTTTTTCGACCAATCATCTCCTAAAAAATTAGTATCTATTGATGCAATTATAGAAGACGCACAATATCAGTTTGAATTTTCCAAACAAAATATTATTTCTGGGAATTGGAACAGAAATCCAATTATTGATATTCAACGTTATTACAAATATAAATTTGATACTAGTAATACTACACTAGTTGGTAGTTTTCTAGAATTTTCCCCTAGCGGAAATTATAATATTTTAACATTAGAAACTTACCAAAGTATTCAAAAACCCGGTTCTGTTGGGTCTTATATTGAAGTTAAATTTGGATTTGGTTCATTTTACGGAATATCATCAACAAAAGAACAAATTAAATATACAAATTATTTTTACTTTGATAAAAATAATATTATTAATAGCGACAAATCATATTTAAGAACTATTGATGATCCTCTACAGGGAACAAAAACAATTACTTATGTTACGCCAACAAAATTTGTTTACGAATTGCAAAATATTTCTCTGTATGATGGTTCGGGAACTATTTTGTATACTACTACATCTTCTTCAGCTGTTGGTAACATTGATTCATTTTTAATATCAAATCCAGGTAAAGAATTTAAAAAAATTCCAACTGTAATTGGTGTTCGCCCTTCAGCGTCTTTGGAATCTATTTGTAAATCTGGGTGGAACTCTGCCACAAAAACTATTGACTCAATATCAGTTATTTCTCCCGGAAAAAATTATTCAAAACCAAAAGCAATTTTAATTACTGGTGATGGTTCTTTAGCTGAATTTTCAGTAGTTAAAAATTCGTTTGGCGAAGTAACCGCAGTTTTGGTAACAAATAAAGGTAAAAATTACTCATATCAACCAGAAATTAAAATTATAGAGACTGACTTAAACGTATATTTTTCTAGCGAAACTATAGGGGCACCAAAAAGTATTAAAGTTATAAGTAATGGATATGATTTTAATAGAGATCAATCAATTTCGAAAAAATATTCTTCTGTACAAATTTTAACACTTAAAAATTTCGTATCTAACGCATTTCTTGATAACGAAGAAATAGTTCAATATGACGGCAATATTTTAATCGCAAAAGGAAAAGTTGCCAAAGAAGGATGGAAAATTGGTAGTAATATTTTGCGTCTACAATCCATCGAAGGAATTTTTAGATTAGATTTGCCAATTATAGGAAAATCACAAAATAATACAGCAACTATTGTAAAAATATTTGCTACTATTTTTTCGCCTAAAATTAAATCATATTATGACAATTTAGGAAAATATGCTTCAGATAGGTCAAATATTGGTTCAGAATCTCAAAAAATTGCTGACTCGTATTTCTATCAGGATTATTCTTACGCTATCAAATCAAAAACACCGATTGATGTCTGGCGCAATTTAATTAATAAAACTACACACCCAGCTGGATTTAAAGTATTTGGCGAAGTAGAAATAAACACTAAAGGATC